CAAAAAGCTCGTACTGAGCAAGCGGGAACAACTAGAGATAATGAGGCAAAGGGCGATGTCCAACAGACCCCTACGCAAACGAGGCAGACCGCGCAAAAACAAGACTTAGATCCAAAGCTACAAAAATGGCTAGATAATAATTCTTGGTTTGGAAGCGATATGGTTATGACTCGTGGCGCTCAAGCAATACACGAACAATTAGTGGCACAAGAAGGATTCGATCCATCTACTGACGATTATTATTCTGAAGTCAGTAAACGTATGGCTGGTGAGTTTCCTCATAAGTTTAAGGGAGTACAGAAGAACGCCCAATCTGTTGCTCCTGCGTCCAGTGGACGGTCAATCAAAAAGGGTGGTAAAAAAACTATTGAGCTTACTCCAGGTCAAGTGGCATTTGCAAAAAAGATGCGAATACCATTAGAAAAATATGCACAGGAAGTAGCAAAAATAGAAAAAAATAAGGGAGCAGCGTAATGGCAGACCGTACTAATCGAGAGTCGCAAACTCGTGAAAAAACTGCGAGAGTACAACAGTGGAAGCCACCGTCAACACTTGACGCTCCAGAAGCACCTGTGGGATATAAGCACAGATGGATAAGAGAACGAGTTATGGAATATGATGATAGATCAAACATCCATAAACGATTGCGAGAAGGATATGAATTAGTTCGTGCTGAAGAATATCCCGACTTTGATGCACCTATAATTGATGAAGGCAAGAATGCTGGAGTAATCGGTCAGGGTGGTCTTTTGTTAGCACGGATACCTGATGAACTTGTTGAGCAGAGAAATCAATATTATCAAAGCAAAACAAATAATCAAATGGAGGCTATTGACAGAGATATGATGAGAGATTCAAATGCTGCAATGCCTATGCTTAAACCCGAGAGAAGGTCTCAAGTCGCTTTTGGTGGCAAGAAGTCCGACTCATAATTTTAATTTTTAGGAGATAGAAATGGCAAATCAAGATGCTGCTTTCGGAATGCGTCCTGTTAAAAGAATAGGTGGAACACCCTATACTGGAGGACAATCCCGATATAGAATCGCTGCCAACTATGGAACTGCTATATTTCAAGGTGACATGGTTATGCAAGTCACTGGCGGAGGCGTAGAAATTCACGCTGATGGTGGTACTGTTCCAATAGTTGGAGTGTTCAATGGTTGTAGATATACAGACCCTACAACTGGAAAAGAAACTTTTTCCAACTTTTACCCTGCAAGCACAAATGCTAGTGACATTGAGGCTTTCATTATAGATGACCCAAGCGTTATCTTTGAAATCCAAGCTGACGCTGCATTCCCAATTGCAGATTTATTAGGTAACTTTGACATTGTTTATACCACCGCAGGTTCAACTGTAACTGGTATTTCTGGTGCAGAGTTAGATGTAACAACAGGTGCGACTACTGCTGGTTTACCTCTGAAAGCGATTGATATTTCGCAAGATCCAGAGAATAGCGATGTTTCATCAGATGCAACCAATGTCTATGTTGTGATTCAAAATCACATATTTGGACAAAAGGGTGCAGGATTAGCATAAGGGAGTTTAGATTATGGCTATATCAAGAGCGCAACTAGTTAAAGAACTAGAACCTGGTCTAAATGCCCTGTTTGGCATGGAATATGACCGTTACGACAACGAGCATGCAGAAATCTATGACACAGAATCTTCAGACAGAGCGTTTGAAGAAGAAGTGATGATCAGTGGTTTCGGCAATGCTGCAACTAAATCAGAGGGTGCTGGCGTATCTTTTGATAGTGCAAACGAAGTATATACATCAAGATATACAATGGAGACAGTTGCATTAGCTTTCGCATTAACTGAGGAAGCAATGGAAGATAATCTCTATGACCGTCTTGGTGCTAGATACACAAAGGCACTAGCAAGATCAATGGCACACACTAAGCAAGTAAAAGCTGCTTCAGTTCTAAACAATGCGTTTAGTTCTAGCTTTACTGGTGGTGATGGAAAAGAGCTTTGTGCTACAGACCATCCTCTAGGTGGTGGTGGAACATTTTCAAATGAGCCATCAGCAGCCGCTGACTTAAACGAAACATCATTAGAAAGTGCATTAATTGACATTTCTAATTTTGTTGATGAGAGAAACATGATTGTAGCTCTTCGTGGTATGAAGTTAATCATTCCACCAGCACTACAGTTTGTTGCTGATCGTTTGTTAGAGTCAACTCTAAGACCAGGAACTGCTGACAATGATGTAAACGCAGTTAAGAACATGGGAATGTTACCAGAAGGTTACGTTATCAACCATTTCTTAACAGATACAGATGCGTTCTTCATCAAAACAGATGCTCCAAATGGTTTCAAATATTTTGAAAGAACACCATTAAGCACAAGCATGGAAGCAGACTTCGACACAGGAAACATGAGATACAAAGCAAGAGAAAGATATGCTTTTGGATTCTCTGATCCTCGTTGTGTGTTTGGATCACCAGGCGCAGCTTAACGAACAATTGTTCGATTATTAAAAGGGTGACTTGCGAGTCACCCTTTTTTTATGTATAGTTAAATTACCTTGACGAAGAATTAACTTCGACAAATGCCAAGACAAGGAGATTCACATGGCAACTACAACTTTTAAAGGAACTCTACGTTCTGAAGGTGGATATTCATCCATCGCTACTGCTTCAGGTACTGGAACAGAAACAACTCAAATGTCTATATCTACTGCTGGATTTGCATCTTTTGATGCTAATACAATGGCAGTGGAAGCAGGAACAGGTATCACAACTGGCTCTGGAACTATTTACAGAAGTTCTGTTCAAAGAAGTGGTGGAATTATCACAACAAGAATTTTAATTGATTTAACTGGTTTAAGATCAACTGGTGGCGCTGATATTATTGGTGTTAACGGAACTGCTTTAGTTTGTCACATTGGTCAAATTACTGCCGCAAGAAACGGTACAATCTTAACAGGTAGTATGGAATGTTTTGAAGCACCGACAGGTGGTGATCCAGATATTAACGTACACTCTGCCACAGAAGGTACTGGCGTTGAAGACGGAGCTATTGGTGATCTAACAGAGACATTATTGGTAAACGCAGGTGATGCAACATTAGGAAGCAAAGTTTACTTCACTGCCGTTCCAGCCGCAGATCAATTCTTATATCTAACCACAGGTGCTGCAACAGATGCAGATTACACAGCAGGTAAGTTATTCATCGAATTGATGGGCTACGAGGCTTAATTAATGGGGGTTTTATACCCCCTTCTTTTACAAGGAGATTAATATGGCGAGTTTATCAGATGTACGAGCATTAACGATAAGTGATGAGAATGCTTCAGATGATGACAGATTAGTTACTGCAGCTCAACCAGACACTTCAGCGACAATGGCAAATACTACGTTTGCTGGAGGTGCGGCTAGAAATGTTATAGTCACAACCACAGGTACAGGCGATAATGGAAAAACAAATACTATTGTTGGTACAGACGTTTTTGGGAATGCCTTATCAGAAGTTATAACCTCAACAGGTTCTGCTGAAGCGGTTGCAGGCACAAAATTATTTTTAACAGTTACTTCAGTTACTAGTTCTGCACAGTTTGCTGCTAACATAAAAGTTGGTTCAGGAACTCTGTGCGCTCAAGCAGTAGAAAGTTCTAATAGAGTAAGACTTAAAGGTATGTCTGTAGTATCAGGTGGTACAGCAGGTGACGTAGAATTTATAAACGGAACACCTGAAAGTGGTACAACTTTATTCAAATCAAGAACTATAGGTACAGCAAATACAACTGTCGATAGAACAGTGCCATCTCAAGGTGTTTTATTTGATAGTGGAGCTTCTGTTAAATACACTGTAGATACTGCGGATAATATAACTGTATTCTATGCTTAGGCTTTTAAATGGCTGAGAAGAAAAAAAGAAAAGGAACTATGAAAGGTCACACCATAGGTGGTGGTCATAAACGCCCTACTAAATCTGGTGCGGGAATGACTGCTAAAGGTGTTGCCAAATATCGTAGAGATAATCCTGGTTCTAAACTTAAAACTGCTGTGACAGGCAAAGTAAAAAAGGGAAGTACAGCGGCTAAGAGGCGTAAGTCATATTGCGCTAGATCAGCAGGTCAAATGAAACAATTTCCTAAAGCTGCTAAAAATCCTAATAGTCGCTTGAGGCAAGCTAGAAGAAGGTGGAAGTGTTAATATGAAAGCAGAAGATGTTTTAAAATTATTGGAAAAACACGAAAGTGAATGCAATAGGCGATATGCAGAAATACAAGATAAACTTAAATCTTTGGATAGTAGGATATGGGGTATTTATGGTGTCATTATAGTTGTTGCAGTGCTTGAAAAGGTATTTTAGATGGTTATGGGTCGTTCTCAAATGAGTAGGCAAATATCTAAGCCACCGAACAAAAAGAAAAAAATAAAAAAAATAATAAAGGTGAAAAAGAATGCCAAAAGACGCTTGTTACAGAAAAGTTAAAGCTCGCTACAGAGTTTTTCCAAGTGCTTATGCTAGTGGAGCAATCGCAAAATGTAGAAAAGTTGGTGCGGCAAATTATGGTAATGCCAAGAAAAAAGCTGAAGGTGGTGTCGTTGAAATGAAAAAAGGAGGATCTGTTCCGAAGAACAAAAGGAAAAGATCATCTAAAAACCCGAATAT